TGAAACCAACGGTTTGCTAAGTCGCTCATCATTCCTGCAATGTATTGCAGCTTAAGCATTTTCGCCACCTGACCGCTGAACCTGTGCCGAGATTTGTGCCACCCCCTGTTTTGCGAGGCGCTGTTCCTCCGGGGTCAAGAACTCCAGGTAAAGCTCCGTTGTCTTGATGCTGGCGTGCCCTAGCACGAGCTGCAAGTCGTAGATGGAGCCCCGCCGCTCTCGCAGATATTCGACCGCGAACAGGTGGCGCAGATCGTGGAAGCGGAACCGGCGAAACTCACCTCCCTGCTGTGCCACTTTTCGTGCCGCCCTGTTGACGGTGGCGTAGAACTGCGCGGCGACGTTCTTGAAGCGCTCTCCGCTGCCTCGCCAGAACACGAACGGGCTCCGCAGGAATTGCGGTTGCCGGCCGATAATCTCCAGCGCCAGCGGCGATAGCGGTACTTCCCGGCGTCGCCGTGTCTTGGTGTGCGTGAGGCTGACGGCCATGCGATCGGCGTCAACCTGATCGTGGCGCAGCGAGGCTATCTCTTCCTCCCGCATCCCGGTCTCGCGCGCGAAGGCAGCAAGATCCACAAACCGGCTCTCCAGCGCCAGCACAGCGGCAATGCTCGCGTCGTCTGGCAGCACGATCGGTTCGCGCCGTTCCTTCAGGCGGCGTCGGTCGAAGCTGTGCGCCGGGTTGTCGGCAATCCATTCCTCATCAATGGCGGAGTCCAGCACGCTCGACAGTGCGGTCAGATCGCGCCGGATCGTGGCGTTCGTCGCACCCTGCTTGGCGCGGTCGCGCACGATGCTGCGGATTAGCTCGGCGTCGATCCGCTGGACTTCTTTGCCGTCAAGCCATGGGCGTAGCTGTGTCAGGCTCACCAGGTAGCGCTTTACTGTAGCGGGGCGCTTGTCCTGCCGCTTTATCCACGCATCCCATGCCACCACCGCCTGAGGCCACGACACGGCCTCGCTAACCCCATAGAACACGCGGTCCTCTACAGCTTGGCGCGCGGCCTTCAACCGGCGTTCCGCGATTGCGAGAGAACGAGTTCGTAGGCTCTCTCGATATTCGATCCCCCGGACCTTGAAACGCGCCCATAGGATGCCGTTGCGTTCGTAGAGTCCCTTCGGGAGCGTGGGCATGGGCTATGTCCTAGTCTGGCGAGTTGTGTCGCGTCGAATGTCCAGCGCCCGAACATCTTGCGCGCACCGGGTATTAGGCCAGCAGCGGCCTTCTCTTGCAAGGTCCGCGCGGGAACGCCCGTCAGTTTGACGGCTTCCGCTGTCCGAACACGAAGGGCTGCCGGCGCAGTCATACAACCTCCGCCGCGGCTTTGAGGCGAGGCCAGCGTGTCATGCGGGCCGTCCTTTCGCGATCTCGCGTTGGCGGTAGTATTCCGCGCAGGCCTTCCACTTGGCCTCGTCTGCTTCGGTGCGGATGGGAAAAGGAAGATAGCCAAACCCGTCGCTCGGGTTCTCGCGCTCCCACGGTGAGCCGGGATCGGGCATCAAGCTGCCTTCCTCTGAGAATAGACCGACCGGGCCATGCCGATCAAAAGGTCACGGAACGGCTCGGGCGTGCCTATGCGCGGGCTGCTGTCGGTGCCCCCGCCCTTGAAGGCCAGTTCACCAGCGCGCTTGCACCGGGCGAGCCCGTATTTCTCGATGGCCCATTCGGGATATTCGGCCTTGCCCTCGCCCCACTCCAGTTCCGGCAGTTCGCAGCCATATGCGAGCAACAGGGTGGGCTTTCGCGCATAGTGTCCGTAGCGGCCCTGCTCGACGCAGCAGGTCCAGCCTCCATCGAACAGCCCCGTGCTGATCCAGCCTCCTGACCGCGGCGGGACGGGAATGCCGAAGTGCCGCCAAGCGTGGCTGCCCCACGGATGCTCAAGCACTCCGCCAACTCGCCGCAGCGTATCGAGCGAATGCTTGAAGCACCCGCCGTCATCGCCCTTGATCTTGCGAATGCCGGTGCGCTTGATCCACAGGGGCTGACCTGCCCACATCTTGCCCCACCGCGGACAGGGGGTATGGCTGATAGCTGGCCACGGCCCGTCATACTTGCGGGCGTCTCGTTCCTCATCCCAGGCATCAACGCCAGGCAAGTCCCAGTAGCAGCCGCCGCGCTGAACGTAGAGGGCGGCTATCTTCACCCCCCACCCCCGATGCGCTTAGCCGTCTGAATAGGGTCCACCATCATGGCGCATCCTGACGGACCGGGCTCTTGCCGTACGGGCTGAGCCTGCTTCGCAGTCTCATCGGTTCCCGCTTCGATCCCTTGCGCAGCAAGTCTCCGCATCGCCAAGAGTCGGTCGAACAATTGCGCTTCTTCGCGGGTCACGCTGCCACCTCGATAAACAGATCGCCTTGGCGTTGGGCTTGCTCAATGCGGCGGCAGGCAACGTCGAACCAATGCGGGTCCCGCTCGATCCCAATGAACTTGCGGCCCATTTGAACGGCGGCAACGCCCGTGGTTCCAGAGCCCATGAATGGGTCTAGGATAACGTCCTCAAGATCGGTGAAGTCCGCGATCCATTGCTTCAGAAGTGGAACCGGTTTTTGTGTAGGGTGCTTGGCACCGGTGTGCTTGAACAGATCCGGGTCTGTCTGATAACCCACGGTCCAGACGGCGTGCTTGCCTCCTCCGTTCCACTTCTTTCGGCCCGGCCTATGGCAGATAGCCACAGCTTCCCAGCCCATTCCAGGTCTATCGCCTGTAAATTGGGGCGCGCTATCGGGTTTACGCCAGATGCCAAGGCGAACAAGGTTGGGTAGTGAGTGGGCGTGCTTCCACTCGCAACTGAACACCACCCACCGCTCAGCCTTTTCGCACCATTGTGAGGCCAACTCGCCAAGCTCAGCTTCCGTTATACCCGCAAAACCCAGGGCCTGCCGTTCCGGTGTATCATCGCCTAGCTGAACGGTCGAAAGGTGTGCTGCGTGCGTCTCGTTTGCCCCATAGGGCGGGTCTGTGATTACGTGCGTAACCTGCGCCGGGAGATGGCCCCAAACGGCGCGACAGTCACCAAGGATCAACCGTGCCCGGCCCCCGATGATCTTGTCTGCGCTAGGGACACCCACCGAATGGCCGAGACCGTCAGGGCTCTGTTCATGGGTAGCCCGACCCGTCAGGGGAGCGCCCTTATCCATTGGCCTTCCCCCTAACCCTCTTCACCACACGATCTAACAGCGACGGAGTATCAAGCGGAACAATCGGCCCCCTCCCATACCCACCTGAGAAGTGCGAGCTTGGCGCTGTCCGGTTACTGCGCTCGTAGGCCGAAGCGAGGCGGGTCATGGCTTGCTCCTAACGGTCGCGATAAGCTCCTCTGCTTCAGCCAAGCACAAATCAGCCTCCCTGCGGTAAGCAGCGGCGACCATCGGCTGTGTGGTTCCGTTGCGCCGTACACAGATGCGGGGAAGCGAACGCACGCGCCCGTCGCGGGTAACCTCGTAAAAACCCTCCCATCCCACAACGGGGCGCCATTCGTCGGTCATGCTTCGCCCCCGTCTCGGGGTATTGGCATGGCGCGGATTAGGAGGGCAGCTTCGGTAAAAGCCAAGCGCTGCGCGGCGTCCCATTCGCATTCGCCGACAATGGTGTCTCGGCAACGCAGCATCTCCTTCGCCGCCGCTTCCCTGACCTGTTTCGCATCTCCCTTGATGGTGAGGCGGGAGGCAACGCGCCGGTTCCACGCTGCTTTCGCTCGCTCTGTCGTCGGACATTCAGGGCCCAATGTCCGGCAGCAACCGCATTGCATCTGAACGTAAGTGCCGCGTTCCTGAACGACTGACACCGGGTCCACGTCCCCACAGAAGGGGCAGCTTTCAAGTTCTTGTGTCATAGCGTCCAATCCTGTTCGAGCCCGGCGCGGCGATCGGCCGGCATTGCTGCCAGGTGAGCGCGGGCGTGGTTCACAGCAGGACTCCGCCGATCACGAATGCACCTGCCAACGCAGCGAGGATCAGCACTCCCTCGATCAGCGAGTGGCGCCGCTCGGTGGAGCCTAGCGAGCATCGCTCGTCTTGGTCCTGCAGCTGCTCAGCGGGGACGATGATGCCGCGGCCTTCGAAATGCTCCAAGCTCATCAGGTTAACTCCCATTTCTCGATCGACCACTTCCCAAGGTCGAGGCTCCAGTTGCAGGCGAAGCGCCCGTCGGCCGGAGCCTCGAAGGTATGACCGGACCGTAGGACGACGCGGACGCGCTTGCCTCGGCAGATGCCGGGCATCGAGCCGGTCCGATTCTGCAGCACATCAGCCCCACATCCGGCTGCGCACGACCGTGCCGCCGTCCCAGAAGCCGCCGAGGATGGCGCGCCGCGGGATAGAGCCCGGCTTGTACGCGCGGGCTGCTAGGAGCCTCCCCCGGCGTAAACCGGGTTCGATCTCTCTTAAGCGCGGCACCTGCCAAGCGATGATCGACCCGTTCGACATGATCAAGCCGGCTCCTTCACGGCCTTGAACCTGGCGGTGATCAGCGTGTCGATTTCGGCCGTGGTGGCATCGTCGTATATCGCCCGGTTCTTAGTCCAGTTGGCGTCGACCTTCTTCATCTCAGCGGCTGAAGATGCAGCTTCGATGCTCACCCTCAGGTCGGCGAGGAACTTCTCCGCCATCGTCGGCTCGTTGGTGGTCTCCGCTTCGGCGTCGGCCTCCCCCTCAGCCTGCTCGTCAGCGGCTTCGACGGTCCCGTTGTCTAGCTGCCGAGCCGTTTCCTCGTCGACCTCAGTCATACCGGTGGCCGCGTCTTGCTGGGGCTCGTCGCCCAGGACCTCGCCGGTTTCGACGTCCACTTGTTCGTCGCTCTGTTCGAGCTCGTCGCGCGAAGGCAGAACAACTGGATCGGGTTCGTGATCGAGTAGCCGCGCGGCGCCTTCGGCCCGCAGCTCCTCCTCGCGATCGCGGTCGAGCGTCTCGAAAATATCGCCGCTCATCGGAAGCACCTTGGAGTGTCGGCGCAAGACCGTCTTCTTGGCCATCTCGCCGTACCATTCGACCCACGGGCCCTTCGGCTCGATCTTCTTTCCATCGCGCGTTGTGCGGCCCAGCGCGCCAGTCTGGCTCGCCTGGCGGACCTTATCGACCTCGGAGCGACGCATAACCTCGACCGACCAGTAGGGGTCGCTGTTCTCGCTCTTGATGCGAGCGATCGAGTACGCAGCGACGATATTCTCGTCCCTCGTTTCCTCGATCGTGAGATCGAGTTTAGGCCGGTGCCGGATCGGCGGGTCCATGCCGATCTCGTAGATGAAGTGGCCGGCTTCGAGCTCGGCGCGGTAGACCACCCCCGTCTCAAGGCTGATCACTTGGCCTGACTGCAGGATCTTCTTCCGCAGGCCGTACGCCATCGGCATGGGTTGCACCTGCCAGGTGGTCTGGCGCGTGTTCTTATCCCACACCTTGAAGGGCACTAGCGCGGCTTCGCGGCCGTCGGGCAGAAGCCCGTCTTGCGCCAGCTTCATTGCCGCGAGCAGGAGGCTACGTCGGTCGCAGTCTAGAAGCTGGGCGTTGCTCATGGCCGCGGTCGCAATAGTCCGCTGGAACTTCTCCACGCTGATGTGCGAAGGCAGCGCGACCTTGAACTCGTCCGCGCGGCTGACGAGGTTGTTCTTGAGCTTGTCGATCGGGTTGTCGCTGCGAACAGCGAGGCCGGTAGCGGGAGCGTTCATGGTCGTGGGTCTCCGTTAGAAAGTCAGTGGCGCGTCGAGGTCGCTGGTCGCTTCCTGGGGCTGCTCTTTGGGCTCGTCTGCCAGCGCTTCGGGCTCGAAGCGGCCGAGGATCGGCTTGCAGGGAAAGGGGGCGGCTGGTCAGTGATCGAAGCCACCGTGACGCGCTTCCAGCCATCACCGGAGCGGTCCTCGACCTTGACCACGTCGCCGATCGCGAGGGGATCGCCGTCCCAGGTGTAAGTGTATGAGCGCGAGTCCTCGGGACGGAACTTGCAGGCGACGTAGTTGGTCATCGAAGTTTCCTCTCGTTTGGGTGATCAGCGGGCGAGCGTCTTGGCGCGCTCGTCGATGCGCACGCCGGGGATGGCCGTCTGGCCCTTGGTGGACTTGACGATGCGCTGGATGGCCTTGTCGATCGCCTCGCGGACCGAGGAATCGTCCTTCACCTTGCGGAAGGCCTTGGCGTAGTCCTCGACCGTCGAGACGTACTCGACCCCCGTGGAGATGATCGCCCCGCCGTCAGAGCGCACGGGCTCGGGGCGCGAGGGCGGTGGTGGAGGCGGTGGCGGAAGCGCAGCCTCTAGGTTGTTCTCGTGCGCCAGCTCTTCGAGCCGCTTGCGTTCGGCCTCCGCGGCTGCAGCAGCCTCCTTCGCTAAGCGGCGCTGCTCGTCCGCGTAGGCGTTCATCTGGCCCTCGACCCTGCCGCGCGCGGTAGCGAGCCGCCCGGCCAGCGCGTTCTTCTCAGCGTCGGCTACACGGCCTGCTGCGAGGTAAGGCGCCTTCACCCTGACGTGCGTGTCCGCGACCAGCTTGTCAGTGGCGCGGATGATCCGGATCATGTCCCCAGCGCGGCCAAGCGTCTCGTCGTCCTTGACCTCTACCCTGCCCGCCGCGGCCTCGATCTGCTCAAGGCGCGTGTCGAAGTCGGGCTTGGCGGTCAGCAGTTCCTCGCGGAACTGGGCGCGGACATCGTCCTCCGCGGGCGGCATGTTGTGCCCGATCGCCGCCTCTGCGGGGAGCGGCTGCTTCGGCCAAGGCTTTATGTCGTCAAATACCGGCTGGGTCGCCATGGTCGTTCTCCTCAAAAGGTCAGGGGCGCATCGAGCGGATTGAGGGGCGTTCGCGGATCCGCGTAGGCGGACTGCGGCGCGTGCTGCTTCGCCCAGCCCTGCCGCTTGATGGCGAGCTGGTAGTCACGCTCGGTCGCGGGCATCCGCGCACAGGCGGGCCATGCGCGCTCCAGGTCGATCAGTTCACCATTGAAGGCGGCTTGCCAGCGGTAGGAGCGATCCAGCTCCTCGCCGGTGATTGGGTCGGCCGGCGGGCCCCACCAGATGCGCACCACGCCAAACACGCCGCCGCTGCGCAGCTTCATGCGGTAATACCCGGGGACCGGCTTCTCGACGTCGAAGCCCTCGAAGGAGCGCTCCGCGGGCGAGCGGTCGGTGTAGTCCCAGCGAGCGCGGCTCATGGCGTCACCGCGGCGAAGAGCAGCACAAACAACGCGGTCAGCGAGAGCGCCCAACCCGCGTGCCCGTAGGCGATCGCTCGGTCGGCGGGCGTGGTATTAGCGAGGAAGCGGAAGGCGCGGCGCACGGTCAGCCCTCCACCAGCGTGAGGTCGACGCCCGTTGGGCAATCGCGGAAGGCATCAAAGGTGCGCGTTGGCTCGAACGCATCGACCGGCACCGAAAACAGCTTGTCGGCGTACAGCGGCGTCACGCGCTCGCTCGCGCCCGTTGTGGGATTTCGCCCCCAGGTCGCCGCCTTCTGGCGGATCGCGAAAGTGTGAAGCATGCCCTTGCGGCGCGCGCCGTCGTGCTCGTGGATGAGCAGCGTGTCTTTGTGGGCCATGAAGTGCGTCGTCGCGGCCGACACGGCGTCGGTGAGGTCGACCGGTTGGCCAATGTCCAGTTCGCGAGCCGGGCCCTCGTTCGTGCGCCAGGCGCGGAACACGGTGGCGTGCTGCAGCTTATCGGCGAAGGCGCCGCGGATCGGCAGCGCGCTCATGCCGCCACCTGTGTGTCGTGACGCTCATGCGCCCGGCGAAGGGCAGCAAAGGCGCGCTCGATGTGGGCATCCACATCGGCAAGCCAGAGGTCTTGCCATTCCCGCATACCGAGCGGCGTGAGCGAGCGGTATGTCCCAAGCACCCGGCGGTGCTTGAAGTCGTGCTGGTTGATGAGGTCTTGGAGGTTCAGCCGCAGGTGGCTGGCGTGCTGCTTGCAGACCCAGTTGTACTGCTCGTCCGTCCGGTCGAAGTGCGGCACCGCGGCGCCGTAAGGTTCGATGGTGAGAGCGGCGGTTGCCATGTTGGTCTCCGTCGGGCGGCGTCGCCCTGTGGAGACTCGATTATGCGATTATCGGAAGTATCGCAAGAACTATTTTTGCGATAATCGGATGTCTTATCTCTGCTGCCGTTCCATCACGGCGACGAAGGCGGCTATCTCGTTGATCGGAATTGCCTCATCGGTGTTCGTGCCGGACTGGCCAAAAAGCCGATATTTCAAACCGAGCCGGGGGTTCGCTGGGTCATAAGCCGCGGCTGCTGCCTTCAACACTTCGAAGTCGACCGGGAAACTAACATCCTCTTGATAGGTGCAGCTATACCTGCCGCACGAGACATCCGATCCGAGACGGACGATTGGCGCCTCGACCAACCCGTTGGGCCCTTCGAAGGAGGCTCGGTTAAAATGATGCCAGCCTCGGCCTGTATACGTTGCGACATGATAGACCTCAGTCGCGACCTTTCCCGTCTTGCGATTGATAAAGCCCCGCAAGAAACTGTTTTCAACTTTTGAGCTGCTCAGCCAATTCATCTTGACCACCGGGGCGATGACGCCGCGAGTGGTCACCTTTATTTCCGGATCGAGATAGTCACCGGTCACTGTCACCAATGGCTCTAGCTCGCTCGCCGGACGGTCGAGCAACGAGAGCACCTTGGAATTCGGGTCTTTCTTTGGAGCACTGACCGCTGGCGCTGAAATTAGGACAAGTATTAGAGCCGCCGCCCGAACCATACTGGCCTCCCCATAATAGTAAGGTCCTCGGCATCATACTCATGGGCCGATAGGTCTTTGTCGCGAGAGAAGACCCGCAAGCGTGCGCCCTGGGTCTGCGGGACCCGCTCCACCATCTTGATAACGTAGGCGTCCCCATCCCACAGGGCGAAGGCGCCAGGCTGAGCGGTATTCTTGTCCCGTCGATCGATGAGGATCTGGTCGCCGTGTTCGAACTCCGGCTCCATGCTCGTTCCGCGAGCATCGATCACAAGCAGGTCAGTCGCCTTCGCATGCAGTTCGTCCTCAATTAAGGAGCGGGAAACAAGGGCGTGTTCCACATCTCCTTCGCCGCTGCCTCCTCCCCCCATCCCCGCGTACGAGGGCAGAATCTCGACGGGAAGATAGGATCGCTGGGGATCGACGGGCGGCAGATCTGGCTCCTCGATATAGCCGCCACGTGCTTCAGCCGCGTCGAGCCATTCGTGTGCCAGCAGCACCTCACCAGCCTTCATTTGGCGCTCACCAGCGCGAACCTTGGACAGTTTGTTCTCGTGGATGGACAAGGCGTCCGCGAGGTCGCGCTGCTTGAGGTCCATCGCATCTAGTCGGGTCAGTATCTGAACTGCTTCCGGCTGGGTCGTCTTGATCTCTTTCGGCTCGGCCATACGCGAATTGCGCACCACCCTGCGAATATCGCAATCGCGATTATCGGAAGATTGCACTTGCGATTGGCTTCCGATTATCGCATATCGCTGCTTATGCGAACCGTAGCCGATGCCGTGATTGATCACTTGGGCGGGACTTCTGCCGTTGCTAAGCTGATCGAGGCACCCGTTTCGACCGTCCACAGTTGGCGTTCGATTGGCATTCCCGCGTCCCGACTAGCGCACATCAGGCTGGTTGCGGCTGCTGAAGGCAAGCTCCTCCCGGATGATCTTGCAACCCTGCCCAATACCAAAGCGGCAGAAGACGAGCAGGCCGCAGCGTGATCGACGAAAGCCCGCCCGGAACCTGGCGCGCCGCGCTCACGCCCGACGGCCCGCCCTGCGCCGTCTGCCGGCAGAACGTCTGCGACCACTCCGACCTCGAATATCAAGGCTTGATGCCGGCTCCTGCGACCCGGCCGGCATCGGGGCTCGCCAACACCCAAGGCGAGCAGGGGGCGGCGAGCACCCGCGCCGCCCTCGTTCCCCATGCCCTGTCTCAGCCCCTGCATGTTCCTACCCCTAGCCCCGAGGCGCAACACGATCATGTCCGGTAACATCGCCGCGCAGCAGAGTTTGGCCAAGCGTTTCGCGACCGCCCTCCGTCAGTTCGAGCACGAAGGGGGCTCGGTCGACGAGCTAGCCAAGGCCGTCGGCGAGGAAGCGCGCGACCTAAGGCGCTGGGCCGACGGCACCAAGATGCCCGCACACGTCCTGAGCGCCCTGCTTGGCGAGCTTCCCCGCCACCATGCCGACTATCTCATTGCACCCACAGGGTTGCGCCTGATTGCCCGCGACGAGGGGCAAAGCGGCAATGCCCTGCGCGCTGCGGCGACCGCATGCGACTTCTCGCGGGATGTAGCGACGCGAATGGCCGACGGCACCTGGGACCACCGCGACGCCGAAGCCGCTCGCAAGCATGCCCAGCGCGTGATCTCCGAGCTTCAGCCGATCGCCGGCGAATAGCCCTCCCAACGAAAGGAACCGACCATGGGACGACCAAGGAAACAGGACGACGACTTTGACCCGCCGAGCGGCGGCGGAGTGACGGGCGAATATGTACGCCCCGATGCGGCAAAAGCGTTCGACATCTACGACAAGCAGATCGCACCGAAGAAGGCGCACATCAGCACCCTCACCGGCGACTGCTCACAGCCCTGGCAGGACATCAAGGATCACGCCCACTTCCCGCGCCCGGTGATGAACTTCCTGCTCAACCTCGAAGGCATCGACGACGACGCCAAGCGCGATCACTACCTGCTCGCGCTGCGCGAGGGTCTGACCCATCGCAAGCTGTTCCTGCCCACCGACCTTGTGACCATGGCCAACGGCGAGGACGGCGGCGACGTCGTGCCCACGGCAACCCGCCAGCGCCCGCACCTCACGGCAATCGATGGCGGCGGAGAGCCTGACTTCGACGAGGCGAGCGACGAGGAGCTTGCCGCGCAGGAAGGCCGTCCGAGCCTCACCGAAACCGGCAACCTCACCCCCGCCTGATGTCCCCGGACCCTTGGCCGCCTCGCCGCGGCCGAGGGCGAGGATGACCTCAGGCACCTAGGATCGCACCCCTCGTGAAGCTTCTCGCTCTCGACCTCTCCAAGACATGCACCGGCTGGGCGTTCTGGGCGCCCGGCGCCGAACAAGCGCGCCTCGGGCACTTCAACTTGGGCGGCAGCTACGCCTCGAACGGCGACGTCTTCGCCAAGCTACAACAGAAGCTCAACGAGCTGCGCCAGGCGTTCGCATTCGAGCGGATGGTCTGGGAGCAGAAGATCAATCCGCAGAACCTGCAGGCGGTCTCCAACTATCAGACCATCGCCCTGATGGGCGGGCTCGAAGCGCACGCAGAGAGCTTCGCCGCGGTGTTCCGCATCGCGCACCGCGCGGTCAACGTCTCCAGCTGGCGGCCCGACTTCCTCGGCCGCGACGAGATCGCGGGCATCCGCCGAGCCGTAAAGGACGAGGAGAAGCGCCTCGGCAAGAAGGTGGGCGCCTCCGACGCGCTCAAGGTGGCGACCATGCTGCGCGCTCGCCAGCTTGGCCACGAGCCTCGCAAGCAGGATGAGGCCGACGCCTTTGGCGTGCTCACTTACGAGCTGCTCCATCGCGGAGTCATCCCGCCCTGGTTGGGGAATGAGACTCTGCGCGCGCCCTTGGAGCCGGTGTTATGATCCCCAAGGCTTTTTGCGCGACTTGCGTTTTCTTCTCGGCGAATCCTCACCCTCAGCCGTGTCGATCGGGGGGCCAGTGCCGCCGGCATGCGCCAGTGTTCGATCGGACCGAAGATGGGCGCATGCGCTCGATCTGGCCGCTTGTGTGGGACGACTACTGGTGCGGTGAGCACGCGATTGTCGAGAGCAATTCGTGACTCTGCGCGTCCTCATCAACTGCGAATACTCAGCGGTGGTCCGCGACGCATGGCGCGCACGGGGCTTCGACGCGTGGTCCTGCGACCTGCTCCCCACTGAGGGTGACCCTCGCTGGCATATCCAGGGAGACGCTGTCGATGCGGCGTACGGCCTGCACTGGGACGCGATGGTTGCTCACCCCATTTGCACGCGAATGGCGAACAGCGGCGCGAAGCATCTCTACCGCGGCTGCCGAAAGGAAAACGGGCCCGAGCCATACCGCTGGGCTCGGCTTGAGATGGACGCGACATTCTACCGCGTTCTTCGCGACGCCCCGATCAAGCACAAGGCGATCGAGAACAGCGTGATGCACGGCGCGGCCATCGCGCTCACTCGCCGCGGTCCGACGCAGTTCGTGCACCCGTTTTACTTCGGCTCGCCGTTCTTCAAACTAACCGGTCTTGAGCTGATCAACTTCCCGCGGCTGCGCAAGCGCAACGCCCTCCCCCCCCCGAGGCCGGGCACCGAGGAGCACAAGGCGTGGTCTCGGGTGCACCGAATGGCGCCCGGAGAAGACCGCGGCAAGGAACGCGCGCGCTTCGATCCAATGATTGCGACCGCCATGGCTGAGCAGTGGGGCGACTACCTTCTGGGCCTCTACGCGATGAGGGCGGCAGCATGAGCCAGAACCGCTCCACCGCCGTCATGCAACGCCGCGTCGAGGCCCATGACAGCCTAGACGACTTCCCGACACCGCCGTGGGCAACGCGCGCCCTGCTCGAATTCCTCGCGGACGAGTGCGGCTTGCCGCTGGAAACGATGATGTGCCGCGAACCCTGCGCGAACCGCGGGTTCATGGTGCGCCCGCTGCTGGAGCGCTTCGGCGCGATCCTTGCCAGCGACGTGCACGACTACGGCGCCGGCTTCCCCGTGCGCGATTATCTGTTCGGCCCGCTCGACCACTTCAGCCGCGTCGACTTCACGTGCATGAATCCTCCCTTCCGGCTCGCGGAAGAGTTCATCGCCCACGCGCTCGCGAACTCGCGCATCGGTTGCGCCGCCATCCTGCGCATCGCTTTCCTTGAAGGCGACGCCCGCTACCGCTCGCTCTTCGCCAAGCATCCGCCCAGCTACGTCCTGCAGTTCGTCGAGCGCGTTGTGATGCTTAAGGGCCAAGTGCTGAGGCCTGGCACCGCGTACCTCGATCGAGACGGCGAGGAGCGCAAAGCAGGTTCGGCCACGGCCTATGCTTGGTTCGTCTGGCTTCACGATCAACCTGACTCCCGCTTGCGCTGGATTGAGCCCTGTCGGGCCCGCCTAGAACGCGAGGGCGATTACACGCAGCTGGCGGCCCCCGCGCCGCAGGCCATGCCGCTGTTTGCCGAGGGAGCCGCCTGATGCGCGAGCGTATCGACCTCTCGACAGCACCCAGCGCGATGGAAGCCTTAGCGGCATCGTGGGCCAAACCGGCGCCTCGGCCGCCAGCCCCTCCGCGCCCTACGCGCTGCCGCATCTGCTTTGGCGAGCTGAGCGACCGCAACCGAACTGGCTACTGCGTTCGCCACGTGGCGATCGGCAACCAGCGCAACCCCGAGTGGCGCGAGAAGCAACGTGCGGGCGTCCAGCGCAAGCTCAAGTCCGACCCCGACTACGTCGAGAAGCTCCGCGCCAGCGCGCGCCGAGCCGCGGCCGTCCGCGATCCGGGTGCCATGCGCGAACGCTGGCTCAGGGACCGTGTCTGGGAGAAGAGCAACGCAGCGCACCCACCCGGGAGCCCTTCCCGCCTGAAAGCCGCCCAGGCCATCTCCAACCGCAGGCTGGCGCACATACCGCCCGAGCTACGCGACGAGTATCGCCAGCTGCAGAGGAGCACCCGCATGCGCGCCCACGAGGCGCTTGCGCGGCTTGAGAGCGACCATCCCAAGGCAATGCAACGCTGGCGCGCTGAGGCGGCCGCACGTGGCTGATTTCCCCGCCCTCATGCTCTGGACCGACAAGTATTTGGCGGACACGCGTCACCTCACGACGCTGGAGCATGGCGCGTACCTGCTGCTGATCATGGAAGCTTGGCGCCGGCCGCACTGCGACCTGCCCGACGACGACCGCATTCTGGCCCGCATGGCCGGCCTCCCCGCAGACGAGTGGGCCGAGGTCCGCGACATCGTGATGGGCTTCTGGGACCTCGATAAAAGGCGCAAAACTTGGAGGCAAAAGAAGCTCACTTCGGAGCGCGATTACGTCACGAAGAAACGCAAGTCGCAGCAGGATAAGGCCGCAAAGCGTTGGAAAGATAAAGAAATCGCCGATGCCACGGCAATCCCACGGCAATCCCGCGGCAATGCCCCCACACCCACACCCACACCCACACAAATTATAGAAGAACCTATCGGTTCTTCCGCGCCCGCGAGCAAGCGAGCCTGTCAGCTACCTTCGAACTTCGAGCCGGTGCTGACGGAGATTGCTCAGCAGCACGCTGATCGTCTCGGCCCCTCTCGCCTCGCCAACGAGCTGCAGCGCTTCCGCGATTACCACGCTGCCCGAGGCAGCACGATGAAGGATTGGCAAGCCGCCTTCCGCACCTGGCTTTCGAATGCCGTCGACCGAATGGGAGCCCGACCCAATGAACCGCACCGCCCAGCTGCCCGCGACAACCGCGACGGCTTCACGCAAGCAATCGACCGCCGACTTGGCCTTGGCGCAGATGGCAGTCCTGCCGCAGCGACTGGATGACGATCAGCTCGCCAGGGTGGAAGCGTATGCCGCGGCTCCGCTGCCGGCCCTGCCGCGCACCAACGAGCCGCACATGCTGATGTTCATGCGGACCCTCGACGTCATGCCCCGGCAGCAGGCCGACCGAGCTGCGGGTGAGATCAAGCTCGAACTGATGCTGCGAATGCTCGGCCACCTCCCGGCCGCGACGCTCGACTGGATGACCGGCGAGGTCATGCGCCGATTTACGTTTTACCCGTCGATCAAGGAACTGCTCGACCTCTCGCAAGCGTGGACTCGCAACGACGCGAGCATCCAGGCCCGGTCGCGCGCGCAGTACCTCGCCCGCACCGAGCGGCAGACCCGGCTTGAGGATTCGCTGAAGCGTCTGCGCACCGAGCGCTGCGAACAGGTGTGGATCGATGGGCTGGACGAGCGAACGTTGGCCGTTGCCGAAACGCAGGGGCTGGTTGCTCGTGCTGAGGGTGGAACCTGCACCCAGCGCGATGGCTGGCAGGAGTGGGAGACAGCTGCGTGACCGACGGCCTCGTCCGCGAGCCCGGCGAAAGCCTGGTCCGGTTCTACAACCGGCGTCTCGCGTTGAGCGGACGGACCGACGTCGTCTGGATCACCACCTATGGCGGCCAGCTCAAGCTCGTCGAGCGCGACACACGTCAATCGCGGATGGAATTCGAACGGGCCGGAGGCGATGTTGAATGACGCCCGCAAGCCTCAGAGGCCGCGACGTGGCGGCGGTAACGCGGGCTCAAACGCTGTCGTACCAGAGCCCCATGCCAAGCTTCGCTCCGACGGTCGCCCGCACGACACCGGCCTTGTGCGCCCCTATCGGCCCTGCCCCGCGGACTTTCGCGATCGCTTCCTCGAAATGGGCTGGGATGGAATCGAGGACCACTACCGCACGAACTGGCGCGTCATCCGCCGCTGGGTTGAGGAAGCCGGCGGCGAGGAGCTGCGGGCTGAACGCCGCCAGCTGTCCGGCGGCACGGCCCGCCCAACCTTACGCGCGCGGCGCTTCGTGCTCGGCCTCACCCTTACTCCCGTTGGCAAGCGGCCACGAAGCTAGGAATCTCCCGTGAGCAAAACCCCGGCAGCTATGAAAATTGTTCAGCGCCCGATCGGCGATCTGATCCCGTTCGCCCGCAACAGCCGCACGCATTCGGTCGAGCAGATCAATCAGATCGCAGCCTCGATCGAGCAGTTCGGGTGGACCAACCCGGTGCTCGTCGACGGCGAGAATGGCATCATCGCCGGGCACGGACGCCTAGCCGCAGCACAGAAGCTCGGGCTCAAGACCCTGCCGGTGATTGTGCTCGACCACCTCACCGAGGCGCAGAAGCGCGCGCTGGTGATCGCGGACAACAAGCTGGCCCTCAACGCCGGATGGGACGACCAGCTGCTGGCGGAAGAGCTCGCCTTCCTCGGGGCCGGCGGGCTTGATCTGAGCATTCTCGGGTTCGACGACGAGGAGCTCGCCGCGCTGCTCGCCGAGACGACCGATGGACTGACCGACCCCGACGACGTGCCCGAGCCGCCGGCCGACCCGATATCGCAGCTGGGGGACGTCTGGATCCTCGGGAAGCATCGCATCGTGTGCGGCAGCTCAACCGACCCCGACGACGTGCCCGAGCCGCCGGCCGACCCGATATCGCAGCTGGGGGACGTCTGGATCCTCGGGAAGCATCGCATCGTGTGCGGCAGCTCAACCGACCCTGACGACGTGGCGGAAGCGCTGGCCGGCGTGGTGCCGCACCTGATGGTGACCGACCCGCCGTATGGGGTGGAGTACGATGCATCGTTCCGAAACGGAATCGTGCGTGCGAACGGGACGATCGTCGGCGCCCGTGCGGTCGGCAAAGTGCTGAATGACGATCGGGCGGACTGGCGCGAGGCATGGGGTTTGTTCCCCGGCGACGTGGCGTACGTCTGGCATGCTGGTATCTTCGCTGGTGTGGTGGCTGACAGCCTACTTGCCAGCGGCTTTGACATTCGCTCCCAGATTATCTGGGCCAAGCAGCAGTTCGCGATCGGGCGCGGCGACTACCACTGGCAGCACGAGCCATGCTGGTACACTGTCCGCAAAGGCAAGAAGGGTCACTACGCGGGAGGCCGGAAGCAATCGACGCTTTGGGAGATTCCTAAGCCGGCGAAGTCCGAGACCGGCCACAGCACGCAAAAGCCCGTCGAGTGCATGAAGCGGCCGATCGAAAACAACAGCTCGCCCGGGCAGGCAGTGTACGAGCCCTTTAGCGGGTCGGGCACGACGATCATCGCCGGTGAGATGACCGGACGCGCGGTGCACGCGATCGAGCTGAACCCGGCTTACGTCGATGTCGCGGTGATGCGCTGGCAGGACTTCACTGGGCTCGAAGCGGTCCACAAGGACGGCCGCAAGTTCAACGCCTGCGCCCCCGTTAAGGCGGCGGCATGATGACCAAGCCTCCCGCCCCTGCAAAGCGCACGAAAGCGGCCAGGAAGCCCCAGTCGCGCGCCAAGACACCACGCAAGGTCGGCGACCCCAAGCGCGGACCCATGCCTTGGAAGCCCACGCCGGCCGAGATCGCGAAGATCAAGCTCTACGCCGGGCTCGGCTCGACCCAAGAGGACATCGCTCGCCTGATTGGCAAGGCCAGCAGCACCTTCCGGGAAAACGAGGCGGCCAAGAGCGCGTTCGAAGAGGGCAAAGCCGAAGTTAAGGCGAAGGTCGCTGGCAAGCTCGTCGGAGACGCCCTAGCCGGCAACACGACCGCCCAGATATTCTACCTCAAGACTCAATGCGGCTGGAAGGAAACCTGGCGCCAAGAGCACACCGGCGCCGACGGAGGGCCAATCGAGTACAAGGACTTAGGCGAGGACGAGGTAAACGCTCGCCTGGCCGAACTGCAGAAGCGGTATGGACCTAAGCCACTGGCCCATTGAAGCGAAGCGCGAAGCCCTCGCGCTGCTCGAACGCAAGGCCGCCGTCGCGGAAGAGCGGGCGCGTGAGGCTGAACGTCGCCGTGTCCTCTCCAGCGCCGAGACCATACGGGGCCGCTGCCGGACGCTCGCTGGGTTTGTTCGTGAAGCCTGGCACGTGCTGGAGCCGGACGCCGAGTACGTCCACAACTGGCATATCGACGCCATCTGCGACCACCTCGAAGCGGTCACCCGCGGCGATATCAACCGACTGCTGATCAATGTGCCACCGGGCTCATCGAAGTCGCTGATCGTTTCGGTGATGTGGCCGGCGTGGGAATGGGGCCCGGCCGGCAAGCGGTCGATGCGCTACCTCACCACCGCGTTCAACGACGGCCCGGTCAAGCGCGACACGCGCAAATGCCGCGATCTCATTGCCTCGGATTGGTATCAAAACCTCTGGCCGGACGTCGAGCTGACCCGCACCGGCGAGACGTCGTTCGCGAACTCCGCGACCGGCACACGGGAGGGTGTGCCATTCGGTTCGCTTACCTCGCAGCGCGGGGATCGGCTGATCATCGACGACCCGCACAGCACCGTGACCGCGGAGTCCGAGACCGAGCGCCAGAACACCACGCGCAAGTTTCGCGAGGGCGCGGTCAACCGGCTCAACGACCAGAAGCGCTCGGCGATCGTGGTGATCATGCAGCGGCTGCACGAGCAGGATATCAGCGGAGTCATTCTCTCGCTTGGCATGAACTACGTGCACCTCATGCTGCCGATGGAATTCGACCCGGAGCGCGCTTGCGAGACGCGGATCGGGTTTAAGGATCCGCGCACCGACGAGGGGCAGCTGCTGGACCCAGAACGCTTTCCGCGCTCAGAGGTGGAAGACCTGCAGCGAGACATGGGCTCGTACGCCTTCTCAGGCCAGTACCAGCAGCGCCCCACGCCTCGCTCGGGCGGCATGTTCCAGCGCAGCGACTTCGAGGTGGTCGATGCTATCCCCGCTCGGGTTAAGAGGCGCGTGCGAGCTTGGGACTTTGCTGCTTCGAAGGCGAAGCCCGGCAAGCAGCCGGACTGGACCGCCGGGCTACGCATGGCCCTCGCCGATGGGGTTTTCTACGTCGAGCACGTGGTGCGAGGGCGTTGGAGCGCTTCCGAGGTCGAGCGCATCCTCAAGAACACTGCGAGCCAAGACGGCACCGAGGTGACGATCCGACAGCCGCAAGACCCGGGCGCTGCCGGTAAGGCCGACGCCGAGACCAAGGTGCGCCTGCTCGCCGGGTACAACGTCAGGACCCAGGTCGTGACTGGCGACAAGGCGACGCGGGCGCGGCCGGCGTCCGCACAAGCCGAGGCGGGCAACGTCAAGCTGCTGCGGGGGGACTGGAACGAAGCCTTCCTCGATGAGGTCTGCTCATTCCCCAATGCAATGTTCGACGACCAGGTGGACGCGTTCGCGGATGCGCTGAACGAGCTCGCACTGGGGTCGAGCTATTCGTACGACCTCGCGGGTGCCCTAGCCGCCGCGTGACGGCGGTAAGCGGAGGATTGGGCCGTGGGTATTACGCTGCTTCCTGCTTGAAACGCGCTTCTGCTGCAGAGGAGATGACTATCATGCGTACGTTGTTCGGGTTCTTGACCGCAATCGTGACCCTAATGGTCACTGCCTTCACGGCCCTCGTGCCCAAGTTCGACCCGGGTGGATTGCGCTTCGCAGTCGGCACTCCGCGCTCGATCTTCGAAACGCGGCGCTGCGGCCTGGCCTGACGCCAGCCACTATCGAAATTCTGAGGGGCCGCCGAGTAATTCTGGCGGCCCTTTTTCTTTGACGGCGGTAAGCGTCGGCAGCCGCCGTCGCCATACCCGCTCCCCATGACCGGCCGCATCGGAAACGTCCGCCCGAAACCGGGCTACATGCTCGACGGCGCCGGGGGAGTAGTCCCCGCCACCAACGTGGTCCCCCTGCGCGATAATCTAGTCAACGCGATGTCAGGTACCGGCACGGGCCGAGACATCCGCACCGCCGGATTCTACGCAGCGCGCGCGCTTACCCAGCACGAGATCGCTTCGGCCTATTCGGGCTCGGGCCTGATCCGCAAGATCATCCGCATTCCCGCGCTCGATATGGTGCGCGAGTGGCGCGACTGGTCGGGCCTAGAGGATGATCAGGCCGCGAAGGTCTACGACGAGGAAAAGCGCCTGCAGGTGCGCCAGAAGGTGCAGCAGGCCGAGATCCTCCGCCGGATGGGCGGAGGCGCGCTGATCCTCGGGCTGCCCGGCCTACCCCAGATGCCGGTCGCTTCCAGCGGCGTGGGAAAGCTGGCGTTCGTGCACGTCGTCTCGCGTTGGCATCTCCATTTCGAGAAGCTGCAGGAGGATGCCACGCAGCCAGGGTACGGCGAGCCATTGATGTGGCGCATGAACACCACCGCAGGGCAGCAGAATATCCACCCAAGCCGGGTGATTCCGTTCCGCGGTGATACCAGTGCCAGCCTGGCAATGGTCGGCTGGAACCAAGCCGACGCATTCTGGGGTGAGAGCGACATCGCCCAGGTGCTCGAAGCGGTGAAGGATAGCGACACCGCGCGTGCGAGCTTTGCCGCGCTGGTGCACAAGGCACGCCTGCTGCGGATCGGCATCCCGGGGCTCATGGGCATCATCGCGAGCGGGGGCACCGCGACAATCCAGAACCGCTTGGCCGCAGTCACTCTAGCCGAGAGCGTCCACAACGCCACGATCTACGACGCTGGCAACGACGAGGGTAAAGGCGGCGAGAAGATCGACGACGCCACGTACAGCTTCGCTGGCGCCAAGGACATTCTCAATGCCCTGTGGGAATTCGTCTCGGCGATTTCAGATATCCCGGCGACCCGCCTGCTCGGCCGCGCCCCAGAGGGCATGAACGCAAGCGGCGACAGCCAACAGGCCGACTGGCGCAAGAAGGTCCGCGCGATGCAGACCCTCGATCTGATGCCCTGCCTCGATCGGCTCGATGCTCACCTAGTCCCCTCGGCGCTCGGATCGATGCCTGCGAGCGCATCGTACGAGTTCGCGCCGCTCGATACCGAGACGGCCACCGAGCGGGCCACGCGCTGGAAGACCGAGGCCGAGGCGATGAAGATCGTTTCGGACACCGGGCACGTTCCAGACGAAGCGATGTCCAAGGGCGTGCAGTCTTGGCTCGTGCATGAAGCCTACCTGCCCGAGCTGGAATCCGCGCTCGACGAGATGAGCGACGAGGACCGCTACGGACTCCCCGCCGAGGCTGGCGCAGCGGAAGGAGGTGTTCTCGATCTACCGGAGGGAGGGGAGGTTGTGCCCCTCCGCCGCGCCGCGAACGACGCAAAGCCGCGCACCCTGTACGTCAGCCGCAAGGTGCAGAACGTCTCCGACCTGAAGTCTTGGGCCCGGAAGCAGGGCCTGCCCGACCTGCAGGACGACCTTCACGTCACCATCGCTTTCTCGCGAACCCCCGTCGACTGGATCGAGATGGGCTCCTCATGGGCCGACAACGGGGGCAAGGGTGCAGGTGAGCTGGTGATCACGGCCGGCGGTCCGCGCGTAGTCGAGCCCCTTGGCGATCGAACTGCCGTGCTGATGTTCGCCTCGTCGGACCTCTCTTGGCGCAATCGCGAGATGCGCGAGGCCGGCGCGTCCTGGGATTATCCGGACTATCAGCCGCATATCTCGCTCACCGCTGAGCCCGTCGACCTGGCCAAGGTGGAGCCTTATCGCGGCAAGATCGTCCTCGGCCCGGAGATATTTGAGGAAATCCGCAGCGAGGAGGCGTGATGCGCTTCAACCTCGCCAGCCTCACCCTCCGCGCCAAGCATATCCGCCGCAAGTCGATCACCCTGCGGCCGATCGCGCTCCCGTCCACGCTGGCTACCGATCTCTACCAATCGACCTATGCCGCCGTGATCGCCACCTGGGGCGAAGCGCTGCCCGAGATCATGGCCAGCTACGAGCGCACCCTCGCCGAGCTGCAGACCGATGCGCCGGCGGATACGGGCGCCCAGCTCTCCGCTGTTGAGCGCCGCATCACCGCGGCAGCGCTAACGCTGCGCCTACGCCTCGAACGCTGGGCCCGTCGCCTCGAAGCCGCGCACCGGGCCAAGTGGCGCGCCGCGGTGTTGTCCGGAACGGGCGTCGACCTCGACACGATGATCGGGCCGAACGATGCGCGCCTGTCGCTGGAGGCGGTGATCGAGCGGAACGTCTCGCTGATCTCGTCGGTCTCGGATCAGGCGAAGGGGCGCATCTCGGACGCGGTGTTCCGTGGGTTCCGCGAGCGCAAGGCGGCGAACGACGTAGCGAAGGAGCTGCGCGAGGCGGTCGATATGGGCCGAACGCGCGCGCGCAGGATAGCTGCTGATCAGACCGTGAAGCTGGCCCGCGAGCTAGACCAGGAACGCCGACGCCAAGCCGGAATCGACACCTGGGCATGGGTTCACTCGGGTAAGGCTCACCCACGCGAGGAGCACCTGGCGCGCGACGGCGAGATCTACTCGGACGACGATCCGCCGCTGGATATGCCCGGCGAACTGCCGTTCTGCGGCTGCACGAGCAAGGCGGTGCTCGACATCGACGCGATGATTGAGAAAGAATTGGCTGCTGCAGCCTGATTCTGTTAAAGAAATCGGGCCGAAACGGGGGGTCAAACCCGCTCCGGCCCTGACCGCAACGAACATGGAGCGTTCGCATGGCTGCTCAAACCGATAATCTCAACACGGCACCCGAACAAGCAGCGGGTCGATACGCTGAATGCCAGCAGCTTACAGAGTATTTGTTTTATGGGCTGGAAAAGAACTGGGGCGTTCCTGCTTTAATCCTCAATAACGATCGCGCCATCCCGGTTCACGGAGTTGATCTTGAGAATGAAGCTAATGAATGGTCATTGGGAATGATTGCGATAAGGGATGTGCCTGCGGGAGAAGCTAACTATAATTGGGTGATCCGGGTGTCGGATATCTCTGCGGTAAACTGGAAATAATTGGATGACTCCGCTGGCGCAGCACATGATGACGCGGGCGCTGCGGGCTGGCGATTGTGGCGTCATCCAAATGTTTCGCGATGTGCAGATGTTCGAAGTGACTGGATGCATCCACCTCACCTACGGTCCTGGAAGCATTTGGCAGGAAGCGCGTGAATGGTGCGAGGAGCGACTTTTCTTACCCGCACCTAAAACGTGGATTGAACTTATACCACGCCCAGGACATCCGCGGTACGCGGTCCTCCTTGACGAGGAAACCGGATGTCGGATGGTGACCGCATTCAGTCTCTCGGGCGGAAATGACGTCGCTATAGCTGGCCCGGATCCGTGGATACCGCCGGGCGCAAAAGAAATCGCGGAGACGCCGAGCCAACAGGCAGGTCGGGTTTATAGTCAGGTGCTGCCGCTGCTAAACGCGCCCCACCTTACAACTTCTGAGTCTCATTCGGCGCACACGGGGTTGCAGAGAAAGCTAACCCGCGCCGGATACTCGGGCCCTCACTTCGATGAAGGCTGGACAGAAGTGCGACTTCAGGTCGGAGTGCGGCGTGCAATCTCCGACAGTCAGACCGGAGAGATTTGCGCAAAGAAGAGGCTGCACTTCTGCCGCTCTCACCTGCGGATCCGCAACGGACTTCCCGGAATAGTTCGCGCGCACTGGCGCGGTGATGCGACGATGGGCACGGTGGCAAAGACTTACGAGGTCGCTGCCTAACCACTTTGACGGCGGTAACGGCTGGCCCGTGGGAGCCATATCCCGCCGCCCATGGTCCAACTCTGCGACACCATGACCCTAGACCGCTCCGCCCGCATCTGCGCGGACGGCGCGCTGGTCGCCGAGGTGTTCGCCGCCCGTACCGGGGTGCAGGATTACCTCGGCGCCGAGGTCGATCCGGAAGGTTCGCGCTTCGCCGCCGACAAGGTGGTCAAGGTCTACCGGCCCGAGAGCGAAGTTTTCAAAGCCGATAGCTTGGCGACGTTCGCTGCGGCGCCGGTGACGATCAATCACCCCGCCGATCCGGTCACCGCCGACAACTGGCGGGGCCTGGGCGTTGGCGAGATTAATGGCGACGTGGTGCGCGACGGCCACCGGGTCCGCGTCCCGATCATTGTCCGCGATGCTGCTGCGGTGAAGGCCGCGACCACGACGCACAAGCAGCTCAGCATGGGCTACGCGACGGACCTCAAGTTCCCTGAGGACGGCAAGCATCCTGACGGCACCGTCTGCGATGCCTACCAGACCAATCTCAAGATCAACCACATTGCGCTGGTTCCTGCTGCCCGGGGTGGGCCGGAGCTGCGTGTAGTCGATGAACGCCCCGCCCCATCGGAGAAGACCGCGATGAAGATCAAGATCGGCGACGCCGAAGTCGATGCGACGAACGGTGAGGCCGTTCGGATCGCTGTCGATGCCCTCAACAGCAAGTACGCCGGCTTGGAGCAGCGCGCGACCGACGCGGAAACGCAGGTAGCCACGCTGACCACCGAGAAGGCGACCGCCGACGCGAAGGTGACCACGTTGGAGACCCAGCTCGCCGACGCGAAGCTCTCGCCGCAGCAGTTGCGCGATGCCGCCAAGGCCTATGCGCTCACGGTCGACAAGGCCAAGGCGCTCGGCGTGACCGTCTCCGACGAGATGGACGAGCCGGCCATCATGAAGGCGGTCGTTGACGCCAAGATCGGCGATGCCGCGAAGGAATGGAGCGACGCCCAGATTGCGGCCTCGTTCGCCACTCTGACGGCCGGCGCCAAGCTTGCCGACAGCGTCACCAACATCACTCCCGGCGTCGTCACCGATGCGGAGAACGAGTTTGCCGCTGCCCAGCGCAAGCTTAGCGACCAGCGCCGCAATGCCTGGAAGACCCCCGCCTCGGCGGCGGCGCAGTAAGGAGCGCACGAAATGGGCATCACCATCCAGAGCAGCTACGCCGAAGACTACGCCAAAGGGTTCCCGGGCCTGGTCGCAAACGGCGAAACCAGCAATCGCATCAGCCGTACCGTCGAGGATGCCGCTGGCATCGCGTTTGGTAAGGCGGTGTTCCGCGGCGCGGGCGACCACGGGGTCACCGCAACGCCGGCAGCGAACACCTTCATGGGTGTCACGATCGCCGATGTGGGCGTCCTTCCGGCGATTATCGGCGGCGACGTCGACGAGTACCCGCAGTACGCGACGGCGGGCATCCTCAACGAGGGGTGCATCTACGTCACGGTCGGCGAAGACGTGACCGATGGGGCGGCGGCTTACGTCACCTCCGGCGGCGCGTTCGTCGACACCTCGACCAGCAACACCGCCATCCCGGCGGTCTTCGATGAAACCGTGGCGAGCGGCGGCATCTGCCGTCTGCGCGTGCGTCGTTCGTAAGGGGGAAATGCAAATGAACGGCCAGATTTTCGCAGATGCGCAGACTGCCATCGGGTTCGCCCGGCCGGCGCTCTACCGCATGCACGCAACGGTATTCGAAGAGCGCTATCCGGCCTTCGATTACGCTCGCCTGATTCCCGTCAATGAGGACGGCGATCTGTGGGACGTCGGAACGATCGTGTCCTCGCTGACCGGTCCGGTCGGGAAGGCTGAATACATCTCGGCGAAGGGTTTCGACATTCCCAATGTCGGCACCCAGATGTCGCAGGGGACCAGCAACTTCCACCTGGCCGGCGCCGGGTACGAAGTTACGCTGCAGGAGGTCAATCGGGCCTCGCGCATGGGCGTCGATCTGCCGGACCGTGACGCCTCGGCGGCGCGCAAGGTGATGGAGAAGTTCATCTACGATCGCGCCATGTCAGGCTCGACCGAGAAGGGCTTCACCGGCCTGCTCAACAATGCAGGTGTTCCCACGGCTAGCGCTCCCACGGGCGGCTGGGCATCAGCCACTCCCGACCAACAGCTCGCGGACGTGAACGCGGTTCTGACCGACGTTTACACCAACTCGAAAGAGACCGAGCTGGCTGACACCCTGCTGTTGCCGACGTCGCGCTTCCTCTCGGCGTCGACCGCTCGCATCACCGACGCGAATGTCACGGTGCTGGCGTTCCTGCAGCAGAACAACGCCTACACGGCGGTGTCGGGGCAGCCGCTCAACATCATGCCAGCGCGTGAGCTTGAGACGGCAGGCGCGGGCGCTACCAAGCGCATGGTCGCTTATGCTCGCAATCCGGGCGTGCTGGAATTCTTCCTGCCCGGCTCGCCGACGTTCATGCCGCCGCACCCGCTCTCGTCGCTCGCCTATCGCGTCGATGGGATCATGAACGTCGGTCAGACCGAAATCTATCGCCCCAAGGGCGTTAGCTACCGCGATGGGATTTAAGCCATGAAGACGCTCACGAACTACACCGCAGGCGCCCGGGGCATCAACTTGAAGAGCGGCGGCACACGCTGGCTTGAGCCTGGCGAGACCGCAGAGATCGATCCGAAAGAGATCGTCGGCCCGCTTCCCGACCTCGGCAAGAAAGCCGACCAGGCTGCGGCAGATACCGGCGAAGTCGATGCTCTGCGCTCCCAGGTCGATAGCCTGACCACGCAGCTCGCGGACTCTGCCACGGCCAACACCGCCCTCCTCCAAGAGGTCGAGGCACTGAAGGCGGCCGCGAAGAAGTAGCCCCGGCATCAGCAGGGGGAAGCGGGGCCGCTCTGCTCTCGGGCGGGCGGCCCTAGTTTTTAGGGAAGATCGACGATGTCCAAGGGCGATACATTCGAGAATGATTGGCTGAAGCTGATCTTCCAGGCGACGGCGATCGCAAACCTGGCGGATAATGCTGGGAGCTCGCCGCTAACCAATCTCTACGTCGCCCTCCACACAGCCGACCCGGGGGAGAGCGGCTCGCAGACGACCAGCGAGTGCAATTACACCAGCTATGCTCGTGTTGCAGTCGCGCGGAGCGCTGGTGGATGGACGGTCACGGCTAATAGCGTCTCGCCAGCAGCCAACATCGACTTCCCGAATCCGACGAATGCCACCAACCTTCCGCAGACAGCCACGCACTTCAGCATTGGCACCGCGGCATCCGGTGCAGGCAAGGTGCTCTACAAGGGCGCGCTGTCTCCGACCATCGTGATCAGCAACACGGGCGTTACGCCCCGCGTCGGTACGGGCACGACCATCACTGAAGACTGATTTAACCCCGGGAGCCTAAATCATGGCCTACGCCGGCCCTACCTATGTAGGCGCCTCGACGGGGGTAGGCGGAACGGGTGCGGTAAGCCCCGATTTCAGCGCGAGTGGCCGTACAGCCGGCGACTGGCTGATCCTTGCGGTCGTCGCCGCGAACCAGGCAATCACGGCCCCGGCCGGCTGGACCGAAGTCCCTACCGTCAGCCCGCAATCGCAGGGCACGGCGGCAGCGATCGGCGGCATCCGGCTTGCCGTTTTTACGAAGGTCTCGAACGGCACCGAGACGACCGTATCAGTCGCCGATAGCGGGGATCATACTTACGCTGCCGGCTTGGTGGTTCGCCCCTCGGGGACAGCCACTGAACTGGTCATCCACAAAAGCGCGGGCAAGACTGCGGCGGCGGGAACGGCGCACACCGCAAATGCCGTGACGACCACGATCGCCAACGCGCTCATCGTCAACATTTTCGGCACTGACCGCGACAGTGCGGGGCCAAGCTACAGCGCGCTTACCAATGCCGGGCTAACCAACCTCACCGAACGGCACGACGCGGGCACAACTTCGGGTGTCGGTTCGGGCATCATGCTCGCGACTGGCGAGAAGGAAACGGCGGGTGCCGTATCCGCCACGGCTTCGACCAGTGCCGCGAGCGTAGTTTACAACGCCATCACGCTGGCATTCGTCAACGTCACGCCGTGGACCTGGACCACGCGGAACCTGACTGCGGCGTTCGATGCCTTCGAGGGCACGGGTTACTCCAACGGCGTGATGGGCTCGATCAGCGGGCAGCCTGTTAGCGGGCAAACCCTTGGAGGCTTCGTCAGTAACGGGCCTTTTAATCCCGGCTCGGGGAACATCGACGTTTACTTCAGCGGCGATACCAGCGCCTTTACACTGCCTGATCTGACCATCGGCGGAACACCGATTACGTTTTCGACGGCCAGAGGCGTCTACAACGGTTCCGTCACTTCCTATTCCAAGCTGGCCACTGGGTTCAATTTTACTGCCAGCAACGTCTATTCGATTGCCGCAGGCAGCACTGCGGTCTCAGGGACCGGCAGCGCATCCGGCGTCGCTGCGGTTACGGGACAGGGTTCGGCTGTCGGGTCCGGCGCCGGCTCATCTGGTGGCGCAGGGACGGCTGCTGGCACTGGCTTGGCGATTGGCGCAGCGAGTGGTGCTGCCAGTGCAACGGGAGCCGTGGCAGGCGCGGCATCCTCGATTGCTCGGGGCGTCGGTACAAGCAACGGCGCCGCACAAGTGTTAGGATCGGGCGACGAACTATCGACGCTCACGGGGAATGGTAGCGCAGGCGGCAGTGCGGCCGTCCAGGGTGCCGGTCAGGCCATTGTAAGGACCGATGGCACCGCAAATGGCACCGGGGCGGCCTCAGGGAGCGGTGAGGCTCCCATGGCTGCTGCAGGGGCCGCTCAAGGCGCTGCTGAGGCTCTTGGCGCGGGTGCCTCTACATGGTCCGCCATCGGCACCGCGCTGGGCCTATCGACTGTCAGTGGCCAGGCTGGGTCGTTTGCGAGGGCGTCCGGCGAGTCCGTTGGCTCTGCGAACGCACAGGGCGCAGGCGCAGCGGTCGCAACCGGCAACGGTGCCGTCTCTGGCGCGGCCTTCACTTCAGGTGTGGCTGACGACCTGAGCACCCGAACTGGCGACGGGTCTGCCTCGGGCGAGGGGCAGGTCGCAGGCCAAGGGGCCGCGATCGTCGTCGCCCAGGGCGCTGCAATATCGTTTGCCGATGTTGAAGGCCGCGGTGCCGCTGTCGCTGAGGCTGTCGGAGGTGTCGTTGGAACCGCCGATGCACATGGCGTCGGGGGAGATGTTTCGACCGCGATAGGTCAGGCGGCGGGTGCTGCTGCGGTCAGCGGTCAAGGCAAGGGCGACACTTCCGAAGGCAACGGTGAAGCTGCAGGCGGCTCAACGGTCACGGGCGTTGGACACACCGTTATTGGTTCAACGGGCAGTTGCGCTGGCTTCTCGCTAGTTATTGGAAGAGGCGCCGCACTTTATCCGGCATCCCCAGGTCGCACCGCGAACGACAATCGACCCGAGCGGACCAGCGCCACGGTAGCTGTCTCGCGCATCGCAACGGCGGCTAGACCACGCTCCGCGGCGACGGCGGTAACGAGCCGCACGGCGGCGAGCGTAAGGCAATCTCGATGATCGTCTGGCCCGCCAAAGACCCTGTCGAGGTGCTCGATTTCACGTGGGAAGTGCCGCTCGACGAGGGCGACACGATCGCGAGCTTCACGGCGACAGTCACCGCCGGCGCGATCACCAAGGACAACGCCGAGGCGACCGAAAGCGACACCAAGGTCACGGTCTGGCTCTCGGGCGGGGCCGACGGCGAGGTTGGCATGGTCAATCTAATCGCGATCACCGAGGGCGGGCGCACGTTCCGCGAGTCTGCGGTGCTAGCCGTGGTCGATCGAGCGTCCGAGCTGCTCGCCAAGTTCCGCTTGCGGTACCCGGCGCTCTCGGCCCTCGCCGATGGTGCGATCGGGTACTGGTTCGGCGAGACGGTCCATATTACGGGCAACGACCCGGCGCGGCTCGCCCTTGCCGCCCACCACGCCTCCCTGGGGGCTCCCACGGCCATTCCTGCGGGGGTCACGTCGTTCCGCTCGGGTTCGTTCAGCGCAACCGTCAGCGATAGCGTGGCGGGCCGCACGGGGCTTTCAGCGACCATCTATGGCTGCGAATATCTCGACCTGATGCGTGGCTTCGCAGGTCCGATAATGGCCTGGACGCCGCCCACAGCCGTCTACCCATGAGCCTCGAAACGATCTTTGCTGGGCTCGCAACCGGGTTCGCCGAGCAGTTCGGTGCGCCGTATATCGAGGCGACGGCTGTCTGGCCGGGCGAGGCGATCAAGGACGCTGGGGGATCGATCACCACCCCCGCGAATCCGGTCACTAAGGCCTGCCGCGCACAGTTCGACGCCGCGACGCAGGCCATGCGCGCTTCGGAGGGATTCCTTGAGACCGACGTCCGGATCCTCGTGCTCGCGGCGTCGATCGACGGGGCTCTCGATAGCAACGCACGGATCATCGTCGCCACTGGCCCTAACGCCGGCACCTGGTCGCTCCTGACCTGCCAGCGCGATCCAGCGGGCATTGGTTACGAGTGCCGCGGGCGAAGGGTCGGCTGATGGCACTGAAGGGCGCAGCTCAGCACAAGCGGCGGCTGAAGAACCTCAGCGGCGCCGCTGTCCTGCGTGTCGCGGGCGCGATCGTCTACGAGGGTGCGGATACCATCAAAGCCGAGGCCCAGCGGCTGATCTCGGCAGGCAGCGTGTCCGGCAAGGGGCACGTGCCCTCGCGCCCGGGAGAGCCCCCCAACTTCGATACGGGCGTTCTCAGCGCTCACATCGAAGCCCGGCAAACCGGCCCCGCGAGCGCCGAAGTGGCTAGTCGAGCGCCCTATGCTGCAGCCTTGGAGTTCGGAACCTCGAAGATGGCCGCCCGTCCCTACATGCGCCCAGCTCGCGACAAGAAGGCGCCCGAGATTCAACGCAAGTTCGTCGAGAAGATGAACAAGCTCATCAAAGCCTCCGGGAGATAACCGATGCAGACGATTACCCTACCCCGCCCGTGGACCTACCGCACGCCCCAGACGACCATCGACTATCCCGCTGGGGAGCACGCGGTGTTCAAGTACGTCGCCGACGCGGCCGAGAACGAAGGCGCGTTGGGCGAAGAGCCGGCAACCGTGCCCGGTCCGCTCGACCAGTCGGTGCCGGAGCTCGAATCCTACCTCGATGGCGTGGATGACCTGGGCGAGATCGTCGCGCTGATCGATGCCGAAGAGAAGGGCAAGACCCGCAAGGGGGCGCTCGATGCCCTACGTGCCCGAAAGGCTGCTCTGGAAGCGTGACCGCGCCGACGGAACTTCAACGGCTGGCCCGGCGAGCGCTGCTAACCCGGGCGAAGGCCACCGGCGCATTGACCGCGCTGGTGCCGGCGCCGAGCATTGCGCCCGACGCCGAGGTGCCGTGGCCTAAGATCAGCATTGAAGCGCCCCGAGCCCTGCCATTGCGATCGGCTTGCGTGCGCGGGGCTAGCGTGGCGTTCGACGTTCATGCCTTCGCTGGCCCGCGTGAGGTGGCTCAGCAGGTCGTCGAGACGGGCTACGATCACGCCTCGCGCATCGGTGCTGCGATCGAGACCGCCTTCGCCGACAACCGCATCACGCTCGAAGACGGCGCCGTGTGCAAGATCGAGTTCAGCGATGCCAACCTGCTTCGCGACGGTGAACCCGACGCATGGCATTGGTTCGGTCAACTCAATTGCCGGGTGCTCGCCGAGGCGGTATAGCCGCTGCGTGCACTCCGACACCGACGCTCCTGACGACGATCCGCCGGATCCGCCTATCGACCTTGCGATGGTGTTGATCGCCGAGCTGCACCGAGCTGGACTGTTCAAGGGCGACAACCTCGAAAACATGGCGCGCCGGCTGCGCGAGGCCGACTTGCCAGACTTGGCCGATAGGGTGGAAGCGCTCCCCCTCTCCAATCTGTTCGACAGCCCGGAGATGCGCCGCAGCACGATGCACTCTGTGACGGCGGTAACGGCTCCAACCGACGAGACGTAGCACTTCCCGCGAGTTCCACGCGCGGAGAAGCGAATGTCTGTTCCCAACGAGAGCGATTTCGCCCTTATCAAGGTCGGCGACGGCGAGACCGTCGAAGCCTTCACCGCCATCTGCGGCATCGAAGGCGTCTCGATCAACCGCACCGCCAATACGCAAGACCGCGCGCGCCGCGACTGCGCCAAGCCTGGCAAGCCCGCCGTCCGCCGCTCGAAGACCGTCTCGAAGCAGATGGACATCTCCGGCACCGGCGGCGTCGACAAGGCCAACATCGCCGCGTTCGACGCCGCGCTGGGTGTCGTGAAGAACTACAAGGTCGAGCTGTACCAGTACGATGGCACCGACACGGGCGACTTGATGGGCACCTTCTCGGGCGCGTTCAACCTCACGTCCGCGAACATGAACCTCGATGCCAACGGCGACAGCTCCGGCGAGATCAACCTCGCCTCGGACGGCACCTGGACTTGGGTCGCCGCGTCCTAAGTCGTGTCCGAGACTGCGCTAACTGCGGGATTCGCGGACGGTAGCTACCGCTTCTGGCTCCCAATGCCCCGCGTCATCGCGGTGGAGCGCGAGATCGGCGGTTCAATCCTGGCCCTGTTCTACAATCTCGGTGAAGGGCTCGGCCAGGCGATGGGCGAGACGGTGCTGGCCGCGCCTTCCGCCGCGACCCTCAAGCAATGTCATTCGGTCATCCGCAACGCGCTGATCGGTGGGAACGAGGGCCGCGTCGACGGCGAGGAGATCGCGGTCGGCGACACGCTCGGCCTCGAACTTGTAGAGACCTATTGCTACCCCGCCCGCCCTGCGATGCATGACCTAGCCCTTGCTTGGCAGATCCTGCGCGCAGCAGTTTACGGGGTGCAGCTGCCCGAAGGCTCAAAAAAAAAGGAAGCCGAGGAGAGCCCCGTAGCTTCGTAAAAGGTGAGATCATTGCCTTCTGCGGCAAGTCGGGGCTCGACTGGGCGCGGCTCGATCTCTCCTCGTATCTCGAAGCAATGGTTTGCCTCGATGAGGACTACAAGCCGTCCGGCGGCCGGACCGCTTCTCCGAAATTGATGAAGTTCGTCAAAGCCCACAAGGGTTGATGCTCGCCGTTGGCCGCTGCTATGCGACGTCGCCATGACGAAAATCATGGCAATCGTGCTCTGGATCGTGGGCGCCTTCCTACTCATGGTGTCAATCCGCACAGGTTGGCCGGCGCTCAAGATAGTGCGATCGCTCCCCGAGAGCCCGATCGCGTACGAGCTGGCCATCAATGATGTGCAGCTCGCCTCCCAACTGCTGATCGCAGGCCTGCTCGCTCTGGTCGGCGGAACGATCGTCTGGGCTATCATTGACGGCGGTAAGCCACCGCGCCCCTAGTCCATACGCTCAGCGCGCCCATCATCGGAGCGCGCTTTGCCCCAAGTCGATCCTGTAATTCTGCAGCTGAAGGCGGACGTCGCTGACTATCAGCGCGACCTCACACGGGCGCAGAGGATCACGGATGACAAGCTCGACCGCATTGGACGCGCGGGCACTGCGACCGGCGTGGCGCTGCGCAAAGGGTTCGACCTTGCCAAGGGTGCCGCCATTGGATTCGCTGCAAGCGTGGGCGTGGAAGCGATAGTCGGCGCGATAAAGACCGGCCTCGACTACGCCGCCTCGCTGGGGGAAGTCGCACAGCAGCTCGGCGTCACTACCGCAGCCTTGCAGGAATATCGCTACGCGGGCTCGCAAGCCGGCCTCTCTACTGAGGAGGTTGATCAAGCGCTGAGCCAACTCACACGGCGCATCGGTGAAGCCGCCGAGGGCACGAAGGCTCAAGCTGAAGCGTTCAAGAAGCTCGGTATCTCAGTCAAGGACGCCAACGGTCAGGTCCTCGATGCCGGGCGGGCCATTCCGCTGATTGCCGATGCCTTGCAGCAGATAGAAAGCCCGGCGGAGCGAGCCGCGTTGCTGATGGATCTGTTCGGGCGCGCCGGTCAAAAGCTAGAGCCGTTGCTCGCCGGCGGGGCTGGCGCCGTGAACAACCTGCGCAACGCAGCTCATGAGCTAGGCATTGTGCTCAGCGACGAGCAAATTCAGCGCGCCGACGAGACGGCGGACAAGCTCGACTCCTTGAAACAGGTCCTCTCTGCCAAGATCGCCGGAGCAGTCGCCGACAACACTGGGGCTGTCTTGGCGCTGGCCGATGCACTTGAACGCCTGGTCAGTTCTGCCGCGAAGGCGATCAACGCTTGGAAGGAATACCGCCTCGAAGTCGGTGTTCGCCAGCAGCAGTCAATCATCGACGGGTTTGCCACGAGTCAGGGCGCAAAGGCCGCCGCACGGCTGACCCAAGGAGCGATGCGCACCGAAATTAACCGCATGAACAGGCCGGGTGTGGCGGTGAAGCCCGGGGAAGTGCGGACCCTCGGCGGCAAGGTCTACAACTACAAGGTCGCGCCCAACGCCACACCGACGGCGAAACTGTCCGGAGCCGATGGCTTTGGCCTGTCCTCTCGCTTCGGCGAAGGTGTGTCGGGACCTGCCGGTCGAGGCCCGGGCATTGCGGCATTGCTCGGCACGAACCCTGTTGCCGCAGTGAAGGCGGCTAACGCGCTGACCACTGAAATGCAGCGGCTCGCGGCAGATATCGCCCTGGCCCAAGCCGAACTGTCAGACGACCTCTCAGCGCAGGCCGCGGCACGCAAACAACAGATTGATGCTGGACTCCGGGCCACGCTGGACCGGCTGAAGTCGGACGAGGACCTCACAAAAGAGCAGCGCGCTGAGTTGAGCGCGTTGGAAACGCAGCGAGCGTCTCTGGAACGGCAGGCTATTGACCAGCAGCTCTCAGAGGACCTCACGCGAGATGCCCTCGATCAGCAGGAAAAGAGGCGTGACGCGCTCGAAGCGAACGCCCGTCTAGAGCTTGATGCCCTTGCGGCTGAGAGCGACCTGGCAGACACCCGCACCGAACGCCTCGCGATCGAGCGTCGGATCCTTGACTTGAGGCAAGAGGCTGAACGGGCGGCACTGGACGAGGCTATTGCTGCTGGTGAGATTGCGGACGCGGCAGGCGCGCGCGCCGCGCTGGCCCGCCGACAGGCGGCTGAGGGCAGCGGCCTGGAGCGTGACTTCGAAGGTCCGCTTGCTCGCTACGCGCGTGATGCCAAAGATTCGCGCGACCGCGTCGAAGAAGCCGCGGCCCGCCGCATAGCCGACCTCAACGACACGATCGCGGACACCATGGCCAAGGCGCTCGGCGTCAAGGACCCGTTCCTGCGCGACCTGCTCAAAATCTTCCTCGATCAGAACGTGTTCGGCCCGCTTGCTGAGAGCCTGTCGAGCCGTGGGGGCGGAGGTGGCGGGCTCCTTGGGGGCTTGTTCAGCGCCGTCGGCAGCCTCTTCGGTGTCGGTGGCGGTATCGGCGGTGGGCTGAGCAAGGACGGCGGCCTGACTGGTGGCTTCCTGCGCACTCGGGCTTCGGGCGGCTACGCGGGCGCGGGCCAGCTCTTGCGCATCAATGAGGGCGCTTCCCCGGGTCGCGTCGAGGGCTTCATCCCCCAGGGCTCGGGCGAGATCATCCCGCTCGGGCGGATGAACGCCATGGGGCGCGGTAGCGGCGGTGCCGGCGTCGTTCGGGTCATCATCGAAGAAGGTCCGAACTTCATGTCTACAATCCGAGCCGAGGCGACGGGGGTGGCCATTGAGGTCACGAAGGCCACCGCCCCCCAGATCGTAAAGGGCGCGGTAGCCGAAACCTCCCGCCAGCTGGGTCGCCCCCGCATGTGACGGCGGTAAGCATGGCGGGCGGTTCAAGCGATGACCGCCGCCATGGCCGAGATCACCGTTCCTGATCCTGATGAGCTGCTGCTCTCATGGCCGAAGCTTCGCACTCCCACTCAGGTCAACCGGTCGAGCTGGACCGGCAGACGAAAGGTCATTGGCTTGCCCGGCACCGAGCTTTGGACCGGCGCCTTCGCGATCGGGGATATCGCGACCGAGGAAGAGGAGCAGCCGTGGCGGGCTTTCCTGTTCGGCCTGGGCGGCCCCGCGAACTGGTTCCGCTGGCCCCTGCCTTGCAACGAACACGCCGGAGCAAAGCCCACCGTCGATACCGGGGCGGGCAATGCCTATTCGCTTCCGCTGACCGGCATGCAGGTCAGCACGCTGATCGCGAAGGCCGGTCAGTACATGACCATCCCCCTGCCTTCTGGCCACAAGCGCGCGGTCTGCCTGATGGCCGATCTGCTCACTGACAGCTCCGGCGATGCGACCGCGCAGTTTCGGCCCGCCCTGAACGAAGTGCCTGTCGCCGGCGTCACCGTCGAGACGAAGTACCCGTACATCCCGATGTCGCCGGTTGAAGATGAGTTGGGCTTGTCGGGCGCCGAGGGGGTCAGTGGCGCCGAGTTCGAGGTCGAAGAGGCTTTCGGTGCGGCGCTTGTCGGCGACACGCCTGACTACACGATTCCGACCTTCGACGACGACAGCGGCGATTTCACTTTCGACATGGACAACTGAGATGGCCCAGCAAGCAATCGATTTGGGCGCAGTAGCCAATGACGGCACCGGGGATTCCCCGCGCGATGCCGGCACCAAGATCAACGACAACTTTACCGAGCTTTACGGTCAGAAGGCCCCGCTGGCCTCGCCTGCCTTCACTGGAAATCCGACCGCGCCAACCCAGACCGCGGGTAACAACAGTACGCGCCTAGCTACCACGGCGTTCGTCGCGGCTGCGCTGGCTGGACTGGGCGGCGGGGCCAGTTCTGTTGCAGCGACCCGCACTGCGCTGGCCGCAATCGCCTCGCCATCTGGTTCGATGTATCTCGCCGAGAGCGGCCGCGAAGGCTGGTTCACCTGGTCAAGTTCCAACAACTCGGCCAACGTCACAGCCGATGCGGCACAAGGCATCTACGTGCCGCCCGCAAGTGCGACATCGGGCGCAAGCGGCGCGTGGGTGCGCAAGTTCCCCGCCGGGATAGCGTTTGCGGAGTGGTTCGGCGTCGATCCCACCGTGACTGCGAACCACGACGTTGCGATCAATGCGGCGTTGGCGCTCGCAGCGGTGAGCGTCCTGATGCTGCCTTCGGGCACGATCACGACCGGCGCGGTTGTCGTGGTGCCCTCCTACAAGTCGCTGGTCGGTGTCGCGCGCGACAGCACGATACTCAAGGGCCGCACCGGCGTTTTCACGGGCCTCGCGACGTTCCCCACCAATGCGATCGTCTGCACTGCCGACGGCGCAATCAACCCGCGCGTGCAGCGCCTTACCGTCGATGTCAGCAAGCTAGGCCTAGGTGCCAGTCAGAAGTGCAACGGCGTCGTCATGCGCTCGGCGCAGGGCTTCGTGGTTGAAGATTGCGCGGCTCTCAACGTCACCAACTACGCTTTTTGGGCGATGGAGGAAGCGGGCGGATCGATGCGCCCGAACGGCGTGTTCCGCCGCGTCAAAGCGACCAACTTCAATGTTGGCTTCGAATGCAGCCATGCCGATGGCGTGCTGTGGGATGGAATGGAGTTTTCGTCGGGTGACGGGGACATCGCCTGCGAGGCAGTTTATCACCCGCTCGCGGGTAGCCGCAATGTCACTTATAGGAACGGCAAGGGCACCGTAGCTGTGGGCGGCATTATCGTGGTCGTCAGCGACTCCGCCGGCTACGCCATGACCAATATCCGCTTCATCAACTGTGATGGAACGGTTGAAGGCGACTACGATGCGTTCAGCATCAACAAGACCCTCGGCGGTAGCATAGATGTTGTGTTCGAGGACTGCGAGCTCGTCAGTTTGGTGGGCGCAGGCGGAACAGTCACCGCAGGAACCACGCTGCGCACCCGTGGCGGGTCGATCCAAGGCAAGCTGATCGGCGTTTCCGTCTACGGCACGATGGAAATGGACGACAGCCCGACCATTAACGTGCCTGCGGGCGTCGGCTTGACGGGCGTAGCGATCAACAATGCTGGCGGCACATTCCGAATGCGGAGCGGAACGATCAACCTGACCGGGCCCGCCGTGAACTATGTTGCCAGTACTGTTGCGAACAGTATCACCGACATCTCACGGCATGTGAATGTGCCGGGTGTTACCAACGGCATCCGTATTTCTAACACATCTGGCTCGCAAGACCTGTTCACCGAGGATCAGGATCGCATCTGCCTACTGTCGGCAGGTTACGCCCAATCGGCCTTGCTGCATCCCGACAGCACGATCTGCATGCCGGTCGGCACCCAAATCCGGATTGTCGCCGGCGACACCTACACCAAGACAATTGATCCCCAGGGGGCCACCACCATCAACGGGAGCACCTCCTCACTGACCATGACCGGTCTCGGCAAGCAGGCGCTGCTGGTGAAGACTGCCGCCAGTGCGTGGGTCTCGGCGGGAGACGCGGCGTGACCCGCGACGGCGGTAACGTTCGACGGTAGCCATCCTTAGTCCGGCGGGATGCCGCTTCCTGACGCAACGCACGCAGCAGCGCTCGATGCGGAAGTCATCAAGCCGGTCTGGTTCGTCTATCTCGACTTTCTGGACGATGAGGTTCGCGCGAACACATCGGGCGCCAACGTCACCCCGACGGGGACCGGTGACGCCGACCTCGACGGCCACCAGTTTGACGGCATTACCGCGGCTTTCGTGGACGTCTCTTCGGTCAAGGTGGGCGAAGGGGGCTCGGACAGCGTGACCGCCCGCCTGTCGGGGATTCGCGGCCTCGACGATGACATGCTCGACCAGATCAACGATCCGGCGAACTGGCGCGGCCGGGACGCTCGGCTGTGGCGGATCGTTCGTAATGCATCGAACGTGCAGCAAGGCGGCTTCCACGCCTATTACACCGGCAAGATGACCGGCCTGCGCCATGCGGGCACAGCCGATGAGCAAACGATCGCCGTCACGATCGAGAGCTATCTCGCGGTGTTCTCGGAAGCCTCGAACCGCAGCTATCTCGACCAGTCTCGGTACGATTCAGGCGACGAGAGCGCGCGGGCGACGATCGCCATAGCGAACGGCAATTATACGGGTGCGCCGACCGGGAGTGGTGGTGGCGGTGGCGGCGCCAACTTCGGCGGCGGCGGACGCACCCCAGACATCCGGAACCTTGAGCTGTGAGCCGGCTCCCCAACTGGGAAGAGCGGCTGAGCGGGTTCATTGTCGCCAATCGCGACCGCCCCTTCGAATGGGGCCGCTGGGATTGCGCGCTCTATGCCTTTGCTGCGGCGGCGGAGATCACAGGTGAGGACCGCGCCGCGGAGTTTCGTGGGCAGTACGATAGCCGTGCCGGGTCGGCCGAGACCTTGCGCGCGCAGGGCAAGGGAACGCTGCTCAAGACGATCGACAGCAAGTACGAGCGCCGCCCGGTCGGCAAGGCGCGCCGCGGGGATCTCGTCTGGCACAAGGGCGCGGTGGGCGTCTGCATCGGGGGAGCCGGGCTGTTCGTCGGCCAGGGCGAGCGCGAGGGGCTGATCACTGTCCCCCGGGCCGAATTGACTAAAGCTTGGACGGTCTGAGATGGGAAAGATCGTCAAGTCGGTCCTGAAATTCGCTGCGGTCGCGGTGAACTTCATCCCGGGCATCGGGCAGATCGCTTCCCTCGCGATCACCGCTGCGCTCACCATCGGCGCGTCGCTGATCAAGACCGGTAAGACCAAATCCCCCGCAGCGAGCCCGGAGGCGTTCAACCGCTTACGCGCCAACATTGATCCCCGCGCGCCTCGCAAGATCGTGGTCGGCGATACCGCTCTGGCAACCGATATCCGCGACGAGGAATTCACCGACAGCCAGGGATACTTCCACCGCTTCATCGTGTGCGCGAGCCACAAGGTTCAGTCGATCGACGAAATCTGGTTCGACGATAAGCTGGCGTGGAGCCTGTCAGGCGGCGTCGCGAGCGACTTCTCAGGCTATCTCACGGTCGCGACACGTACCGAGGGCAGCGCGGCCAACGCCATCAACATCTCGTCGCGCATGGGTACGAGCCGCCGATATACCGGCCTCGCGTACGTCCACCTCAAGTATAAGCTCTCCGGCAACGACAAGAAAACCGACAGCCCCTTCGCCCAGTCCATCACCACGCGCATTACGATCCGCGGGAAAGCTGCCTTCCTGCCCGACCCGCGCGACCCGGCGCAGGACATGGCCGATCAATCGACGTGGGTGTGGGACGCGGACGCCTGCCGCAACCCGGCGCTGGCGCTGCTGTTCTACCTGCTGGGGTGGCAGATCAATGGAGAGCTAGCCGTCGGAAAGGGCATCCCGCCCGACCGGATCGACCTTGAGAGCTTCGAAATCGCCGCCAACATTTGCGACGAGGACGTATCGACCGGCAGCGGCACCGAGCCGCGTTATCGCTGCGATGGCATCTGGTCGGAAGGCGACAGCCCCACGACCGTGATCGACATGCTCAAGGCGACAATGAACGCCGACCTCGACGATGTCGGCGGTAAGCTGCGCCTGACGATCTTCCACGACGACCTCGCCACGCCGGAAGCTGACTTTACCGACGACGACATCATCGACGGCTTCGAGTGGCAGCCGGTCCCCGATCTCGACCAGACTTTCAACGTGGTGCGGGGCTCGTACACGGATCCCAGCAACACCAGCCTTTACCAGCTCGTCGACTACCCCGAGCAGCGCTCCGACAGCGACGACGGCATTGACCGCATCTTCACGCTCGACCTGCCGATGGTGCAGTCGCCCTACCAGGCGCAGCGCCTGGCATACCTGCGCAAGCAGCGGCAGAAGTATGGCGGCGTGTTCAGCGCCGAGTATCAGGCGACGGCATGGAAGGTCCAAAAGAACAGCGTCATCCGCCAGACCTTCACGCAGACCGGTTTCGTGCAGAAGCTCTTCCGGGTGGCCGAGATGGAAATCCGGCAGGACGGCGTCGTTCCTCTGATGCTTCGCGAGGAGAACGCGGCAATCTACGCCCACCCAACCTTAGGCGCGCCGCTCGCGCCAATCGCGACGACCCCTTTCGACCCCACCCTCGACCCGATCATACAGGCCTTCAACAGCGCCGCGGCCACGCTGATCAGTATGTCGATCGCATTCCCTCTCACCAGCGACGATGATCAGGTCAATGTCGCGGCCTTCACTGGCGTCACCAATGACGGGCGGACGATCGCCTTTCCGGCTGGCGTGGTGAGCGGTCTCCTGGCGAGCACGTTCTACGGCGTATTCTACGATGGGAGTGCGTACTCTGCGGTCGCGACGCCCGCGACAGCTCAGTTCGCGAACCCCGCGCTAGTTTTCCTTGGATGGCAGGCCACCTCCAGCGGCGGCACCTTCCCCGCTTACACTCCTCCGCCGAATGGCTACGGCGGATACGGCGGCCAGTACATGGAGCCTTGACGGCGGTAAGATTGGCGCGCGGGCGGCGGTAGCGAACCGCATGAGCACCGAACTGATCATCGGCCTCGTGCTGGTCGCGGGCATCGCTTTGCTGGTGGCCTACCGCAAGGGGGTGTTCCGCGAGAAGGAGGGCAAAGGCTGGTCGGAGGGGCCAATCGGCAAGGACGGCAACTACAGCAAGAACGTCAAGGTGAGCGGCACCGGCTTTGCATTTCCTGTGGGCGTCGATGGCATCCACTACTTCACCAAGGCGCGCGGCCCGATCATCGGCAACTCGATCACGCTCGAATGCTACATCGAAGCCGACCCCACTGTGCGCTTCGTTGGGGTTGAGGACGGCCGCGAAGGCACGATGAGCGTTTACATCGCTGGCCCGGATTGGCGTGCACCTCATGGGCGCTGGTATTGCCCGCTCGAATACCGGACGCCGGTCACCGCTGGTAAACACACCATCACCGTGCCGCTCGATGGCCTGTGGATGGGCGCCACTGACGACAACAGTTCTACGGCCCCGGCGCAGTTCCGCGATTGCCTCGCCAAGCCCGGACGCATCGGTTGGGTGTTCGGCGGCAACGCGGGCCGCGGGCACGGTGTATTCGCAACGGGGCCTGCTGAGTTCATCGCTGGCAGGGTCGACGCATGACCACGCCCCAGTCCTACGCCTTCCTCGGGGCAATAGCGGTGGCTGTCATCGCTGCGGTGTGGGGCGCTGCAACCCTCTTTGTGAGGCTGGAGTGTCATGGATGATCGACACAGCGATATTGTTGCTGAGAGGCGCATTGCTCCTGTTAGCCCCCGTGTGTTTGGTTCTCACCTGGCGCGGGTTTCTGGCGTTCGGAGATGGCCGAATGACCATCACCCAGCACAGTCAGGCGCAGGTGTTTTGCTACGCCCTCGCGGTGTTGATCGCGCAGCCGGTGTACCTGTTCTTCCCTGGCTCGCCCGTCCTGTTGCTGGCCCTCCTGCTGACAGCAGCGAGCCTTGGCCTGGCGATTGGTTTGCGCTGGCGAATGCTCAAGAGCGGGCTGCGGGATACGCAGGCCATAGTCGATCGACCGGACCTGACGTTGCCGATGGTGGAACTGGCTGCGCTGGACGAGGGATCGGCCCAAGCGCTCGCGCAGGAAGCCCGTCACCGGATAGCAGAACGAAGGTTGAAGCCGTGATGGTGACGACGCCGCAGGAAGTCGTCAACGGCGGCGCGATTGTAATGCTTTTGACGCTGCTGGGCCTTTTAGGGCGCGGGGCGTGGAACATGATTGCTCGGCGCGACCAACGCGAAGAAGCCGCGCAAACCCGCAAGGATAAGCTGGCCGACCACGCTTCGGGGCTGGCCCTCGAACTGCTGAAGATGACCAAGGCGGAAGCCTCATCACTACGGCAGGAAGTGGCCGAACTGCGCGACGAGCTTGAGACGAAGAACTCGCTTGAGCGCCGCATCCAGCACTTCGAGGAAGCGCTGTTTCACATCGAGCAGCTTCTGGACGGCGCGGGCCGCGAAGGCGCGGAGCACAACGCGCGCCTGTTCATGGCCAAGATGGTCGCCCTGCGACAGGTCAAGGGCAACGCGGCGAACCGCACGCAAGTTGAGCGGGCATCGCAGAAGTTGATTGAGGATGGGGGCGACAAATGACCATCAAATGGACCGAGTTCCTGCGCGCCCCGAGTGGCGGCGTTGAGATCAACCGCCTTGTCGGGTTCATCGGCGGGCTTGCCTATATCGGCTCCAGCGTCGGCTTTCAGTGGTGGCAGCTCAGCAAGGGCAACGACTTCGACGTTACCGCCTGGTGCCTCGCCTTCTCGGGCGGCCTCGCTGCGATCGTAACCGGTACTGGCGCTGCGGTGGCTCTGAAGGATCGCAACGTCGCGCACGCTAAGGTGGTGTCGGAAACCGGGAGCCGTCCTGCTGACCCGCCAGCGCCGGCGCCGCAGGTACAACCCGAACTGATGGGCGAGCCAAAGCCCGACACAGCCGGGATGCCAGAATATGCTCGCTGAGACGCAATGGGCGGCCATCTTCACCGCGGCCCAGAAGCGCGGCGCACGCTGGGCTGACCTGCCCGATGTAGAGGCGTTCAAGCGGGAGGTTGAGGGGGCGCTTGGTCAATTACCGGCAAATCCGGCAATTAAGGGTGTCACTCCTAATGACACCCCTGCGCCCGGAGACGCCTTCCCTGCGGCACTCAAGGAACTGCTCAAGCACGAAGGCGGCTACGTAAACCACAAAGCCGACCCTGGCGGCCGAACCAACCTCGGCGTTACTCAGCGCGTATGGGAAGCCTGGACCGGCAAGCGTGCTAATGAGACTGTAATGCGCGGGCTCACCGTCGAGAAGGTCGCCCCGCTCTATCGCAAGCACTACTGGGAAACAGTCCGAGCCGATGAACTACCCGGTGGCTTGGCGCTGACTGTGTTCGACTTCGGCGTGAATGCCGGCCCGGGCCGAGCAATCAAGTTCCTGCAACAGCTTGCGGGCGTGTTGGTGGACGGTGTCATCGGCCCGATGACCGTTGCCGCGGCGAAGAAGTATGTCGCCAAGCACGGCGAGGCTGCGGCCATCTGTGCCTACTCGGAACTGCGGCGCCAGTATTACCGCTCACTGCGCACCTACGGCACCTTCGGCAAAGGCTGGCTGCGGCGGGTCAAGGAAGTCGAAGCGGCAGCAATGAGGTTAGCGAAATGACCTTCACCGAGCCCACACGGCGGATTGACGCACTGAAGCGGCGGTGGCGCTTCCGCAGCGCCGTGACCGGGCAATTCGTGCCGCGCTGGCGTGCGCTGCTGTTTCCTAACACTACCGTGAAGGAGCGCGTGCGATGATCGAGTTACCTATAAAATTGTGGCTGTGCATCGCTGCACTGGTAACCGCCATCTCAGTTGCACTGTGGGCAATCGGACTGATCCCATGGTGGGGCATTCTCATCGCCGTGCCCGTGGCAACGCTAGTCGCCGTCGCTGCCCTTTTGCTCTTTGGCATCATCGCGTGGATGGCCGGAGGGTCACACTGATGATCTGGACCGCCCTACTCGCCGCCCGCAGCTTCCTAGCGAAAATCCCGTGGCAGGTGTGGCTAGTCTTGGCCGTTCTCATCGCCGCGTGGTTTTGGGGAAACCACCAGCTTGAGAGAGGGAAGGCCCTCACCGAGGCTAAGTATGCCGCAGCACGCGCTCAGGCGGTCGCTAAGGCCCGCAAGGCAGATGGCGTGGCCGTCGATACCGCTGCGGCCGGCAAAGCATCCATAGAGGAAGGAAACGACCGTGCCCAAGAAGCTGCTAGCAATAGCGACGATCCCCTGCGCGCTGGCCTTGACAGCTTGCGGTGAACCCGAGGCGCTGGTCCTAACACCGCCCGCTTCGCTGCTCACCTGCGCAGACGAGCCCCCTGCCCCGCAACTGCCGGTTCGGGATGGATCTGACGCGGTCCAGCTAGATCGTGATAAGCGGATGCTGGACGGCTACCTTGCGCTGCGGTCTGCCTATGGTGACTGTCGTTCAAAGGTCGATGGCGTGCGGGCATGGGTTGCCGAGGTCAGCAACTAGCTACATCTCCATCCTCGGGACGCTCACGAACTCGTCAACGTCCGTCCGGTCCAGGAGCAAGTTGAATAGCTCAAGCAGCTTGGCCGGTTCGATGTCCATAAGCTCGGGGACGTAGCTGGCTTTCAGCGCCGCGGTTACATCGTCCTCGGTTAGATCGCGTGGGCGGGGTTTGGTCATGCCTTTTTGCCAGCAGAGTCGATGCGAGCCGACCAGTCGTTGAAAGCTGCCTTGAAGCGCGCCAACCTATCTTCCTCCCCCGTCACAACGAATTGACTGTCGATCAAGCCTTTGTCTTCGGAATAGTCGAGGCCGTAGAGCTGCAACCCTCGGCGAAACTCGCGCCGGACGAGCGCCCCTAAAACGAAGACAGAACGCCAGCCACCAGGAACACCAAGGTCAACGCTCCATCTCTGATACACGGGAGCGGATAGACTGAGCAACCTCCCCCACGGCTTGGTTGTAGGCGTGATCTGACGGGTGAAGGATAAGGGCGTCCGGCAGCCTCGCGCTGTGAGCAATCGCCGCCGCTTCCTCCAGCACTATGGGGATCACCGCCCGCGCCACATTTTCAGGCGAATCGTTCTCGCCAAAGAACTGCGCCACTGTCGCGGACACGCGGGCTACAAGGTCATCCACGGCTCTGCTCCTGTAGGTGTGAGACCGGCGCGATATTGGTATACTCACGGTCAGTGTCGATCTTCCCCTCGTCGCGCAGTTCCTTGAGCACTTTGCGGATGACGGGCCAGCTAACGTTCTCGAACACCTTGCAAGCGTGGCGATAGTTCGTAATCGTGCCGTCGCGGACTAGGCGCAAGAGAAGTGCCTTGCGTGCGACTGGATATGGCTGGAGGGTCACTAAGCCATCTCCGGGCAAGCCGCGATGAAGTCACGCGCATCCATTGCTACCGCCAGCAGTTCTGACCACTCAAGATCGCTTGCGGTAGGGGCATCGAGGGCAAGAGCCTTGTCGAGCCGTTCAAGCATCTCTGCTTTCGCTTCATCCATCATCCCTCTCTCCCTAACATACCGGGAACCCGCCCGGTGCGGATACTAGGCGGCGAGCTTCGGACGATCGAAGTGCACGAGCCCATCTAGAGCGTGCCCGCCCTTGTCGGCTTTGCGACCGCCGACCTGCTTGAAGTTGAATACCCTACCATACATTTCGGCATCGGCTTGAAGCTGCCGTGCCCAAGCAAGGTCCATTGGGCGTGCTGACTTGCCACTTTCACCGCCAACGATAACCCAATGCGGCGCGTAGTCATCTAAGCGCACCGGCCCAAGCAACGGCTCGAAGCTGCCGAACGTGAATATCGGATTGAGTGCCATGCCGACGCGAAACAGTTTTCGAGCGTCACGGTCGTATTCCTCTTGGTTTGCCATGGTGGCGCCGATAGCGACGTTTCGTGGCAGCTCGCTGACCATCTTGGCCACGTTCCCAATGCGCTTCGTCAGCAATAGCCAGATGAGGTTGGGTGTCTCGCGGATCATCGCGAATAGGTCGGCCCGCCATTCAGCCGGCACCTCATTATCAAACACGTCTGCCAAGCTGGCGCAGAACACAAACGGTCGCGGCTTATCGAGCGGGGCGGCGTTGTTCCACTTATAGGGCTGCCGCCAATTCCCCTTCGCCGTTCGCACGCGAGGTTCACCAGCGCCCCAGCGCACCCGCCCGTATCGAGTGTCCATCATCTCAGCGGCGTAGCAGTTGTCGCAAGCCGGGCTGACCTTTGTGCAGCCCATCCACGGGTTGAACGTGTGGTCCGCCCATTCGATCTTGGTGTTCTCAGCCATCACTCATCCTTCTCTCGACGCAGAACGGCGCGGGAACAGACTGTGCCACGCATTGTGCCCCGGCAAACCGATGCTGCCCGCGCTTTTCGCGTATGCCGCGCTTGACAGAAGTGGCGGAAACTCTAGGGAAACCGCCGCTGGAGACGTGGGTGAGTGGCTGAAACCAACGGTTTGCTAAACCGTCGTACTGGTAAATCCGGTACCGAGGGTTCGAATCCCTCCGTCTCCGCCACTCTGCTTATCAAGTAGCT